AGCGGGGCGGTAGTATCGGTAGCAGTCACCGCACCGGTTGCCGTCACGGCACCTGTTGCTACCGCACCCGTGGTGGTGATGGTGGATGACCCGGTATCGATGGTGCCGAACCCACTCGTTATCGATCCACTGTTCAGCGCACCCGTGGTGACGATATTGCCGCCGCCCACATTGTGGCTGGCAAAATACGTACTAACGGTATCGACATTGGTCTGTCGCATCGTACCGCCATCGTTGATCAGTATACCATCCCCCGATGCTACGGCGGTGGTGCCTCTGGCGGTATCGCCATCGATAAGATTGAACTCTGCCGTAGTGACCGTTGCGCCATCTAATATTTCCAGTTCGGCCTCAGTAATCGCCGCAGACCCAATCGTAAATCCTCCAGCCGAAACAACCCCTGATGTCGTTATCGTAGAACTGCCCGTATTGATTGTGCCAAATCCGCTTGTGATCGACCCACTGTCCAGCGCACCCGTAGTAACAATATTGCCGCCCCCTACACTATGGGAAGCAAAGTAGGTGCTGACGGTATCGACGTTGGTCTGTCGCATGGTGCCACCATCATTGATCAGTATGCCGTCACCCGATGCTACGGAGGTGGTGCCCCTGGCGGTGCCACCGTCGATGAGGTTGAGCTCCGCCGCAGACGTAGTCACCACCGTCCCACCCAACGACAGACCGTTGGTCCCATCGTGGCTTGCGATATTGAAGTCGTAGGAACCGTCACTAAAGGTCGTATTGCCGGTGATCGTCGGTGTGTTGATCGTGGGGCTGGTGATCGTCTTGTTGGTAAGGGTGTCGGTGCTGGAGATCGTCGGTATCGCAACCCCCTCGATGCTCAGTATGCCCCCCGAACCCGTTAGCGTATTGGCAGTGGCATGGGATAGTTCGATGCCGCCGGTGGCCGTTGTGGTGCCGGTGACGGTGAGGTTATCGGCTACGGTCGTTTCGCTGGTCGAATGGCCGATGGTGACCGCGATGCCGGACGTTTCGGTGGCGAGTTTGAGGGCACCCGTGGCGTTGGTGATGTAGCTATTGGACCCATCATGGTAGACGGTGAGATCGTCACTATCGCCTAGCAGCAGTTTGTCCGAATCGCCAATGTCAAAGGCGTTGGCACCGGCCACCGTCATGCCGCCGGTCACCGTGATGTTACCACCTACCGTCAGGTTACTGTCGATCTGGACCGCCCCGTCATCAACCCATAGGGCGTAATTGGACGATCCTTCTGTCGGTGCGGACTTGATGTAGACGGTGGCTGCACTCGTCACCGTGCCGGTAGCGGTGATGTTGGGCTCTTCAAACGCCGCAGACGCCACCAGGGCGGTTGTGCCGGACGGTATCGTCTGTGCCCCACCTGGGGCAACGTGGAAGGCGTAGGTGTCGGTGGTGGCCGTATGGCTGGCGGCTGGAGTGCTGATGGATACGAACTTATCGTCCACCGCCGCCTTGCCGAATGCGAAGGTGTCCAGCCCACCGTCAGAAGTGAACCCGTTGGCGATGTTGTTGGTCTCCAACCGGAAGTCTAAGTCTTGCGAGTCTTCATTGAATATGAACCCGGTGGACCCGATACTCAGCATTTCGCGGGCGGTGCCAGCAATCATGGTCTTGAAGACCACGTCCCCGTCTTCCGATCCGTTGCTCACATCGGTGAAGTAGGTTTCGATTTCCGCAAACGCCGTCTTGTTGCCCGCGTCATCGTCTCCTTGGATGAGGATCTCGATGCCATCGTTGTCCCCCACCGTACCACTGGACGGATCGTGACGTAAGCGGAGACCTGTGCGTATGCCACCCGCCGCCGCACTGATGTCGGTGATTTCCGGCACACGGATGCGGAGACCGTCCGATCCGGCGGTGTCTTGGTTCATCATCGTTTCGGTGGTGCCGTCGAGGATCTTGGCTAGTGTATTGGGATTGGCATCGATCTCGCCCCCCTCAATAACGTCACCGGTGCCATCCCGCGCCGAATTGTCCGTAAGACTGTCTAGTGTAGGTGTGCCCATGGTCTTGCTCCGTTAATCCTTAAAAAAACCGCCAAGCAGTCTGGCAGTTGCTTGTGTCGGTACAGCCCTCTTCATTACATCCCTACCCGTAACGTCCCTAACGGATTGCCTTGCCTTTGCGCCTTTTTGTCCCGCCCAACCCATAGATTCCGGCAGTTGTAACGGTTGTCCGGGTTTGTTCTGTGCCTGTGGTATCAGTCCCCGCCCCGTTGCGGGTCGATATTGCGATTTCCACGGAGCTCCGAGGAATACGTTTTCGCCAGCGGGTTTGGTAAGTTCCTTGCCCAACCCTTTTGTGCCCGCAAAATGTAAAAACATCGAAGACCGGCTCAGTATTGCACCGACTAACCCAACGATGCTACCTTGCTCACCACCACCCGCCTCTTCTGCCACCCCCGCATAGGCTTGTCGCACGGGAGCAACGCGATTAACTACCTTGTTCAGTTCTAAAAAGGCACTGTATTTATCTGGTTCGCCACGAAACATTTCTTCCCACATTTCGCCCGATGCTCCACCCGCATTATCAATCACCGAATTAAAATTAGCGATATCGATACTGGGTTTTAAATCATGCGTTGACTCCGGCCCCGCGTTGGGCATCGTGCCTTTAGGCTGGCGGTTATACAATAAGTTTTTCAAATGCCGAATACGCGCCAGTTCAAACCCCTCTGTCCCCAATATCCTTCGTGCTTCCCGAATGTTCGGCACACTTTTAAAGATGGTAGCTATCGTATTGGACCCATCGGATTCGTACAACTGTTTTGCTAATTGACTTTCGTCGGTGTGGAGTTTCGGCCACCGCAATGCCTTATATGTGCCCCACGCGGTATTTGCTTTTAGCATGATCGATGCAGCCTCATCACTAAACGATGCCGTAGCAGATGACAACTCGTCTTTTATGATGTCTCTAGCCGCAAACTTTATATGATCCCCTGCTTCAAATGGTCCACTTCCGGGCACCGCCAATGCCTTGTATTGATTGTATAGCCATTTATACTTAGCATCCGCTAACTGCTTTTTCTGACCCGATTGCGCCAACTTCGTCATTGCCATCATTTGTTCAGCCGCATCGGAACCGGAGAAGGACATATTTGCCACCTCTTCGGCGGTGGGCACATCGCTTTCTTTGCCAAGTTGACGAAGATCACGTAACACATTGCGGACTTGCCGCGCCTGTGCATTTGTAGTCTGTTCGTCGTATCCCTGCCGTTTCAGCATCGCCTCAATGCGGTCAACTACATTCTTCGTCTTAATGGGATGCTCTCCCATTACTTCGGCAACCGCTTCATACAGCTGATCCGCTTCATTGTGATACCGGTCTACGGTCTCTCGAACACTCTTCCTTATGATAAGACCTGTGTCAGTACTCGTAGGTAGTGGAACCTGTTCATAAGCCCCTTGAAGACCAGTAGCGTGTTTAAACGGCACTTGGGTCCGTTGGATGTTCTTAGGTGCTAACGTAGCTACAATATCATCTTCAATACGATCTACAGCTTGATCCATCTGCCGACTTGCCGCGTCCAGATCCGGCATGGCAGCAGTGGCTCTACTCACCTTTTTAGTAGCCAAACGAACCCCTGGATCACGGGGCCTTAGTAAGGCGGGCGCATAGGGAATCCCGTACTTGTCCATCGTCTTTTTAAACTCAAGATCGAGTCCCTGCTTGGCGTTGCCGAAAAACTCAACAATACCTTTAACCCATGGTCCCATCGTTGGGTATAACTCACTTAGCGAACCAGTGCCTGTGGGTGGGCGAACAAATGAACCCGCGATCAAATCTTTACCGGCTTTAAGCCCCGCGCCCGCGGCTACTGTAATCCCGCCACCCGCCACACCCGTTAAGCCACCAACAACAGCATCACCTTCCGGGTCCATCAACCCTCTAAACCCTTCGAGACTGCCACCGACCAGCATTTCCTCCAGATACCTACGTAGCTTGGGGTGGCTCGTCAGCATCCTCTGTATTTCCTTGCCGTGCTTTAAGCCGCGATAAGCCACGGCATACGGGGCCAATGAACCCAAAAAGTTACCTACATCATATCGCAGATCATCCGGCGGTTGGTAGGTGCCTGGGAATAAAGCGTCTATCTGTTCTGTCGCTCCGAGGGTCATACCAGACGCAATACCGCGAAAAAAAGGCTGTACCATAGCTTGACCCTCCATACCAAGTTCCACCGGATTTGGTATTTCGGGCAAGTCTTCCAAGAAGTCACGGACGCCTTCCCCCCATGATCGATACCTATGCTTTGCTACCATCGAACTATTGGGATTTTGAGCGTTGAATTTTTCCCCAAGTTTTTCGTAGGTAGTCGTTCCATCATCAATAGCCTGTTGCAAGGGGATATTTTTTTTCGTTGCCTCCGATACGAGCTCACGTCCCAAAGTCTCTAGATTGACTTCATCCGCACCGAGACCAGTGGCAGGTGCGCTTATCGGCACTATTTCCTCTTCGGGTTCTGCGGCCCCGGCATCGCCACCCGTCATGTCGTATACCGGCACTATTTCCCGTTCGGGTTCTGCCGATGCCGTTGCAGTGCCACGATAAGAACCCCCGGTGCCACTCGTCATATACTGCGCTATTTTATTCATTGGGGTAACAGTCCTTGTAATTGTTGGTCAGTAACTTCCACACTTGAAACGATCACATCGGACCGGAAAAGTAAGTCTGCTCGAAGTTGTGCTTCTTCTTGTGGTGTCATCTGCCGTTCATAGGCCAATCGCCACTCCGTGCTGTAAATGGAAAATGCACTGCGATTCTCGTAACCTATTATCGCCGCCATCTTTCCTTGTAAGTATTCCCAATTACGCGCATTGGTACCGAGCATGTCATTATAAAAGGTATCTTCCGATCCTTTTGCGGCGGCACCAGTTCGAGACCTTTTTACTATATCGACTAATTGGTCTAACTCTAACTGGAAATCAATAAACGCTTGAGGGATTCCCTTGCCGCCTCTGATTCTGGTTCTGATGTCCGTGACTTGACCGGTAAGTTGACCCACCCGCTTCTGCACCTCTGGGTCTTTAAGCAATTGGTGTATTCGTTCGGAATGCAACTGTATTGACGTTCCGTCTCGTAAATCTTTTTGTGCATCTGACTCTAGCTTAAAATTGTATTTGTACTGATTGAAAGACGGTTTCCAAAGATCGATGTAGCGGTCGATTTCTTCGGGGGGAAGTTGAAACGACAACATAGCTTGTGTTGCATTCTCTAAAACTTTTTCTGGTGTTGAGCGTTTGTTTTCTAATGACGAAATCGATTGCTTGAAGAGGTCTTTTGCATAATCGTTCTGTTCTTTCAATAATATCCGCTTATGCTTCAATTCATCGGTTTCACGCCCTAATCCCGTTTGTATGTGCAAGAATTGTACTTTTTTCTGATGCCTATAGTCTTGTTGCTCCATGAACCCCTTGAATTTTATGTCTTGTACAAACTGCAAGCGGGCATCAAGGTATTCCACAATATCGGGTTCAAGTTTTCTTTGTTCCCCATTTTTCATTATCAACAACCCGCCTTGCTTATCATAGGCGAAAACGGGGTTCATTAAGCTGCCTCGCTCTTGAAATAGAGCCACCAGTTCGGGGTCGATATCTATCGTGCTACCGTCTGATCGTAGTATCTTTCCATATTCCAAGTATATCTTTTCGTTTTCCGGTGGCGGTTTAACCCCTTCTCTGAATTCCATTTCGCCAGTGTCCCGGTTCTCGCGTTGTAGCTGATTCGCACCCGCCGATATCCATGGCGTGAATTGACTTCTCTTTGCTTCTAACTTTTGCTGGTCGAATTCAAATCGTTGCTTGTCATCATCAAAGTTTATTTGCTTCCGTGTATCTTCAGCTTTACCCATAAAGGCGGTGAGAAGAGGCATATTTTGTGGACTTAACTGCTGGCCGTAGAGTTGCGTTGCATCTACAGATCCCGCCCCAGAGGTGATGCCCAATCGGGTTATGATGGCGTTTTGCTGGTTTAATTCATTTTGCTGAGTGCGTCTCTCCGCCTCTGCCTGTCTCTCCGTTGCTTGGCCTTGCAACAGCATACGGTTCTGTATCGCCTCCGGTAGCTTGTTGCTGGCTTGCGAGAGACCCGCTAAAAATCCTCCTAGTGCCACATCAACCTCCTAACCATGATAGATCGGCCCCACTGCCCAGATAGGCGGTGCCCAGGTTGCCCAACAGGTTGCCGATGGACTGACCCGCACCGGGTTGACCGGCGGGGATATTGAAGGCTGGCATCGAGGGGTTGATCGTGCCCATGCCCAACGCGTTGAGCATCAGTGAGAGGCCCTGTGCCGCTTGCTGATCTGTCCACCGGTTCTCTGCGACCTGTCGATCCAAGAAGCTGAAGAAATCGCCTAGTGACTGCTGACGATCCGCGTCCGTCAACTGTTCATACCCCATGCCCGTCTGCGAGTAGAGCGGGATCACATTCTGCATGAGGTTGGTCTGCAACATGGCGCGTTCGTTCGTCTGGTTGCGCTCGTGCTGCATCCGCATGTTATCGGCAATACTGGAATCGGTGATACCTCGATTGACCAGATTTTGCTCAAAGTCTGCATCCGCTTGATCTTGGCGGATCGACAGATCGTCCATGAAGTTGGCTATTGCCGGTATGCCATTCTCGCCAAAGGGGTCGTTGAGCATGTCGATCACCGATTGATTGAGGTTGGTGACCGAATCGCCAAACTGGTTATCCGGCGCATTGTAGCTGTATACGTTGCCCGTGTAGGCATCGAGCTCCGCTTGCGAGACGGTGCCATCACCATCCGCATCCATGTTGGCCTGATCATCACTGCTCAGTCCGCTCAAATACGCGGACGGGTCCATGCCCAGAAACTGTGATAGTTCGGTTAGCGACATGCCGGGGGCATCGCCGCCCAAATTAACGTCCACATTGGTGTCACCCCCCAATACAGTGGCAGACGCACCCCCCGTTTCACCCAAAGTGGTTGCCATCATGTCTGCCACTTGATCGGACGTCATGTAGTTACCCATGGTGGACTCCATCAAACTTTCGATGTCTGCCATCGATGGGCCAGTGTCAAGATTTGAACTGAAGTTTCCCAAGGTCGTATTCATCATATTTTGGATGTCTGCCATCGATGGTCCGCTAACGACAGGCGGAGGATTACTTCCCATCGTCCCAGACATCAATGATTCCACGTCCGCAGTCGTTGCATACCCGCCCAACGTAGACTCCATCATACTCTGGATATCGCTTAACGATGGACCCTCGTACCCACCTCCTCCTCCCAGAGTGCCACTCATCATCGCTTGCACTTGATCGGGCGTCATGTACCCAGCCAACTTATTGTCCATCATCGAACCAAAGTCTTCCAAGGACGGCCCCGAATACACTGGCGGCTTATAATTGCCCATGGTGGTATTCATCATATCTTGGATGTCTGCCATGGATGGACCCGTATACCCACCACCGGTGCCACTAAAGTTGCCTTGGGTGCTTTCGTAGATATTTTGTCCACCACCACCACCACCGGTGCCGCTGAAGTTACCTTGGGTGCTTTCGTAGATATTTTGTCCACCTGGGTTGGTCGAAGTGCCCGAAAAATTGTTTTGGGTGGTTTCGTACGGATTTTTAGGTGCCATTTTAACGCCTCACCTTTATTGGTCTTGCAGAGGTTTTTCCATTTTCACTTACATCGTCATCAAATGATTCGGTTGGTGGATCAGCAAGCAACGCTTCGATCTCTTCTGCCGTGAGACGTTGCTGGTCTTTTGACAAATAGTCTTGATCTGGCCCCGGCAGGTACCCCGCTTCCAGCATCGCGCCGGTCCATATATCGCGCAGGTACAAAGGCGGACCTTCGCCAGCGGCGTATGCCATTATCTGTTCGCCAGTAGCCGACGATCCGTCTTCGAGGACAAATTGCAACCCACCGTCCCGACCTTCACCCGTAGTAGCCCACTCCAACAGTTTCTGCACATCCGATCCACTGACCGGACGTATCGGGTAGGACCTGTCTCCCTCTGGAATAAATTCACCCTGCTTAACTTCCTCTGCGATTCGCTCGTCGCGGGCTCTGCTTCTCCAAGCTGGTTCCCTCACTATACCCGGAATTTGGTTGGTAAACGCTTGAGTGCCCGACTCCCCTCGTGCTTGCATTGCGTTGATGAATGTATCGTAGTCGATATCGGGGATCGAAAACGAGTCACCGTATACTTCGCCGGTAACAGGATCGATGCGAACGCCTGACCCTGGGTTTAGTTCGCCGGGCGGTGCTAAGTCTGCTGAGTCTATTTCAATAGCACCCGGAGTCCTCCACAAGTTATCATCATACGTTCGCGCCCATGGGTTATAAAAAGCCTCCCCCGCTGCACCACGTTTCTTGTCGATGCCGAGCGTATCCCTCATCATTTCTTCGATCTGCGTCAACGTCTGCGGCATATTTTTCAGCCAAGCATCCCAATCCGTATCGGTCTCGCCTTCCTGACCAAGGGCCTCTTCAAGACCCCCCGGCCCACCGCGCGGCAGTAACCCTTCCAGCATTTTCTTGATTTGCCACGGCATCATGTTTATCGGTGGCAACATTTCCGTTACAGGGTTCAAGTCCTCCAGGGCGCGTAACCCTCGATCATCCAAGATGGGGGGGGTTACCGTTGCCGTCTCTTGCGTCCCCTCCGGTGTAAACGGTTGCCACTCCGGTGATTGTCCTTCCCGCTGACGCCCCTTCGGCAAAAACTCGAAGATGCCTGGGGCATGGAGGAGGTCCGGTGACCGGTTCTGCATACGGTCCGCATATTGGAAGACGCGACTCAGCGCATCCCCCAGGTACTGCTCCTCGTTGGCGATGCGCGACTCGTATAGCCCCTTCATCATATCCGCTATGTCCGCTTGCGTATCGAAGAGTCGCTCCTGTTGCGGGCCGAATTCTGAACCGCCGCCTTCGCCGCGATTAGCCATATAGAGACTGCCCAATAGTGATGCTGCCGGTAAGGCCCATCCTACCATGATTATTTCTCCCGTGGTCCGTCTGATCCGAGTGCCGAGGCGATCTGTACGCCGTTGAGCCGAAACCACTCGTTGGCACCGTTCGTGATTATTTGCATTCGTACGTAGTTGCCTCTTGCCGCCGCCTGGGGTCGTATCCGCACCCCCGTTGTTGCAGCACCGCCCCAGAAGGCTTTGCCGTACTCACCGGTGCCCCAACCCTCCTGACCGGGGTTGCTGATGGAGTCGCTGGTGCCCAACGTCACTGAGTTCATCCCCACGCGGCCCAGGACGGGCCGGACGGTGATATCGTAGTTGCCCTTGGCAAGCGCACTGACATACACCCACCCGTACTGCTTGACCCAATTGGGGCGTCCCTGCGTGTAGGCGCGGGTGTAGATATACTTGCGGTATCCGGCATTGGCGCGGTTGTCCCCGTAGTGCAACTGAAATACTTGCCCCGCGTTATTCGACACGATCTGCACATACTCGCCGGATAGTTTGTACATCGTCCCCGCCGTCATGTTGACGAGGTCTGCGCGAGTCCACCTAATCGATTTACGCCGCCGTGCGGTGTTGGCGATATAGCACCATGCGGGTACGGTCTTGCCGGTGGCCGGTGACCAAGAGTAGTACTCTTTGCGTTCGTTGTTGTAGACGGCGAACGTATTGTCGGCATATGCCATGTTGCGCTTACGCACCAGTTCACTGATCGGCTGGCTGGCATCGCGGGTGACGAACGATCCGGCGCGGTCTGTAGGTATGAGCGACTCGATGCCCGAATCACTCATAAACAATAAGTATCCCCCACCCTCCGGTCCCGCCTCTTGGATCGAATGGTGGGAGACCGTCCCAATGTTGGGACTGACGATTTCGATGGAGACCTCGTTGATCGTTGCCGCCATCGCCATGCGAAAGATCTTGGTCCGCTTGAAGATGAACAGGTTGCCGGCAAAGGCGTAGAGGCCGGTGATGTCACCACCGTATCCGCGATAGATCTGTATGTTGCCACTGCCCGCGCCGGACCAATCCTCGCAGTCGCTGGTGACGCAGTAGTAGAGCGTGTCCCCCTTCGCCAGGAACAACTTGCCCATGAACGCGGTAGGAAACTGGCTGGCGGACGGTGGACTGCCGCCAAGAGCACTGAGGGCGGTGCCGTTGTATTTCTTGACGGCGTCTTGTCCGTTGGCGAGGACGAGGATGTCGGCATTGGTCGTATCGCCGTAGAACATCGTGCCCGCCACACGGGTCGTATCGGCAGTATTGAGACCGGTGCCGTCCGTCACCTGGGCGAAATCGCCGGTGGTGCGCTTGTAGATCTTGCCGTCATCACCGGCAGCAACCAACTGCGTACCCTCCGCATAGTCGAACAGGCCGGTGATGATGGGCGTCCCGCCGATGGTAGAACCCAACTGCTGGTACCCACCCATCGCTTCCGGGTTATCCGCCGGACCCTCATAGACGATGTTGGTCGCATCCCAAAGAGCCCCATCGGGGAAATCGGGGTTGTCCACGGCGTAGGTGCGGTCTATGCCTTCACCAAACCGTTGGTATCCCTCTTCGCGCCATCCCGCCATTATCGACCCGCTGGCTTAGTGTCGAAGTAGATCTGCGACTCGCCCCGCACGTTGATCCCATAGGAGCGGCGATACGTTGCCACACTCATTGAGTTCGGGGTAAGGGTCGTAGGCCCACGGATGAGGTTGATGATGGCGAGTTGGTACTGTTGCATCCAATATTGCTGTTCGACGTAGTTGCGGTCCCACTTAGCCGCCCTCGCGCACACGCGGTACTCCACGGCGTCATACGCTATATCGGGCGCATCCCCACCAAAGAGGTTGGTGGCGAACGTGGTATTCTCCGTGTATTTCGTGGAGTACCAGAGGTCGATCACATACTGGTCTTTGGGGTAGGGCCACAACTTGTAGGTGATATTATCACTGCTGTCCGCAATGATCCGCGCCATGACCATCGGCTTGCCGGACGTGTTGCGGTGGAGGTCACCACCCGATGCCGATAACAGTTCCGGCATATCCACAAGGCCGACCTCGTTTTTCGGACCCGATGATTTGTTGGTGCCAAACCATGTCTGCCCGTCAGAGAAGGTCGCAAACTGTACGGAGTCCAGATCGGTGGTGGACAGTCCATACTCGTCCTTCAGTACCACATAAGACGCCGAGGTGGTGGTGGTGCCTACGTAGGCGGTCTCGATGGTGAGGGTGTCTGGACTGCTGTCGGTGTCTACCGAACTGACCTTATAGGAGACTTTGTCGGTGCCGATGCGGATATACATACCCGCCGCCACCGAGCCAAAGCTATTAGCCGCATCCCCATCGTCATCCTTCGACGTGATGGTCGTAGATCCGTTGGTGGCCGCAACCGTGCCGGTGGTGATATCGTCGGTGGTCGTAAGCGTAGTTCGAGACAAGCCCCAGTTGAATCGCTTACGACTGAGGAGGTCTCGTTTGGCGTTGTTCGCCTCTTCGATCAGTGCTTGCTCAAGGATATTGGTCGAGGTGAATTCGGTGATCTCTGGCTCTTTAATATCCTTGAGTGCCGCATTAACCACGTCACCAAGTGTCTTAGCCATGGATCAATAAGCCTTCCATTCAGCGTAGACAAATATGCTGTCGCCGGATGCTGCTGACGTAGTCGTAAGAATCAGATCGGCGGTTATACTTGCTCCCGTAGACTGCAAGATTCCGCCGCCTGGAGTATCGGTATAGTCAAAATCAATTCGTCCCGTTGCCGCTAATGGATGCATGGCAATGGGCACATCGGCTGTATTTGCTTCCAGTTCTAGCTTCGCACTGATGCCTTCAGATGCGATGATGTATCCTTTAACGATTTTTAACGCACTCGTATAGGTAGTCAGAGCACTTAAATCGACCACCGAGGATTCAGATCCATCGGCAAAATCGCCGGTGCCCGCCCACTCACCGAGCCAGATGGAATACCCACTGTGTCCAGACTGTTCGCTTTTTGTTACTGGTGTTGGTGCCGCCATAATGATGTCCTCTTTATTCGGTTACTGGTCGTACGTGGCGGTGGTGCGGCACCCCGAAAGGCACCGCACCATCGATAGACTAGCTACTGCCCGATACCCCGTAGATACCGCGCACATCGCCCCAACCGGAAGACTGAGCAAACTGACCAGATATCTTGTAGTCTTTAGTATCAAAGTCATAGATATAGTCCGTATTGAACTCTTCGCGGGTGTAGCAAAGTAGCTTGTGGTTTTCCTTCTCAGCGAGGAGGAACCACGCGTTGGTATCCGTGAGGTAATCCCACACCACCAACTGCAAGCCCAACCCGTTGATCGGGTTGATTGCCGCAGTTGAGTCATTATCGGCATCTTCACCGTAGTTGACCACGGGGTTGTTCGTCGAGTCCAGCAGACGTGCCGCCGTGAACTGATTGTCCGGCGAGACCAGAAGATACTTAGGCCGTATAGCCAACTTCTTGCCCGCGCCGTCCGTGAAGTTCTTGCGGAAGTCTGTGAGACCCGTTTCGAGCGTGCTCTTGGAAAGGTCCGCTTGCGAGGACGGTTCGTTTTTGAACGTGCCGCCGTCCTCACGCACATGGACCGAGGAAAACAATTCAAGGCCGTCCGGGCCGGTATACGAAGAATTGAACCCGTTGTTGAAGGTATTGGCGAGGATGGTCTCTTCCGTGGCGTTGGCGGAATAAGCGAGTTCTACCGCCATGTCCTCCATCACCCCGTAGAGCTCGTCCCGCATCATTTCACGGGTGGCCCGCATACCAAGGGCGTAGTCTACGTGCGTAAACGTGCCCTTGTGCCCTTCCGTCATCGAAGAGTAGTTGATCGACTCACCCTCTAGCTTGGTCTGCATGAGGCCGACCCCACCGACAGTCTGGGTGTTTTCCTGGTACTGCGTCGATTCGCGGATGTTATAGAGTCCGCGTCCTATTTTTTCTCGCTGGTCATAGGCATGGTGAATAACCATATCTATGCCGCGCAGAGTGGTAAGATTACTAAAATTACCGGTTACGCTAATTGCTGGCATCGTTAGTTACTCCCTATACGCCTACAGTACTGGAACCGCGACGATGTGCTGCCCAATTGAGGACGCAATCAACATTTGCGCCTATGGCATTCTTCGTGCCATCAGTATTGTCGCTTACCAAAATGTCTATAAGCAAAAATTGATTCACACCGGAAGCATCCAGTGTGCTCGTATCAAGTTCCTGGGTGGATATTTTAGTGGTGGTGTTCAACGTGGTAAACGTCGAATCACCCGTTTCGCCAAGATCTGCTAGAACCGTGGTATCACCAGCACCATCGTCCTGTGCTTGCATCATCTGGTTGGGATCAATAGCCAACATGACCCTACCGGCGGTGCCCGTAGCAGAATACTCTAGAGACACACCCACTGTATTGCTGATGGTCCCCGCTGCATCGGCCACATCTACGCCACCGTCCGTGGTCTGCAAGACCACATCGTTGATACCAAAAGCGGCGGCGGCGGCGTCCTTCTGGAGGTGCTTCACTGCAAGCAGTGGACCCCAAGGCTTGAACCCATATG